CCTGTGCTCAATAACCATGCCATAATTAAACCTCTTGAAGAATAAGTGTCTTATCAACAACTAAGATTGCCCCGGTTGTAGAGCAGCCGGGAAGTTTCAGACCTTTGTCAGTTAAATTGAAAACTGGACCGTCAGGAAGGCCAACAACCGGGCCATTCGGTGTGCCAAAAAGAGCCGACATCTCGGTTGATTCAATGCCGAAATCAGATGGATTTACCATTCGTGGAGCCCTGGCCCATTCGAGTGCGGGGTATTCCAGTACCGTTTTAAGCTGCCACTGATTTGGGTCATTTCCGGCAAGGAAATGGACAGCCCGTTCATCTGACACATACACGCCGGTCTGAACCGAATAAACCATCCGCAATCGAGACTCGAAGCGCCTGTTGTTCCTGGTCTTGTCCATCAAGCCTGGTAAGGCATACTCGGAGAAGAAAAGCTCGTCGTCTTTCGTGGTAAGGATTCGCCCGGCAAGAATGTCAATGTGTTTCCCGATAGGAAGCGGGACCATCTGCGCTGTCACTTCTGGTCCCGGCCACAAACTCGTAGGCCAGGCGTGTTCTGTTTCGTCTACAAGGACCCCGCATTGAAAACCGTTGAGCCAATAAGTGTCATCGGCAACCGTGCAAAAATCTACTCTTGCGCCCTTTGCCAGTCCTGCGCGGATACCTGTTTTCGAAATGGTGCCGTCAACCTTCGGCGTAACCTTGTAAATCGCAGAGTCGGTGGATTGGTCGCAAACTGCGTAGAACCCTCCGGTTGCTGGATACGTAGATTGCCATGCCCCCGATGAAACACTGGCCCCAGCTCGACATCCTGAGAGTTTGCCGGTTTTACCGATCACCACATCGGAAGACGATACGAGAAAATTTATCCCGCCTTTTTTGGGATCGAACGGGACGCTATCAGGCGTCGCTTGGTTGTTTTGCCCGGCGCAGTTGGTAAAAATGGTCTCTCTCATTCGTTGCCCCATGTGTCTTTTGTTTCGACTGGGGTGTGTTTCAATCGTCTGTTTTGCTCGGTCATGTTCCAGCGCTTACCAAATGATTCTTCAAACATATTCTCGTAATCGAGAGCTTTGGCAGGATTAAATGTATCAGGGTCACGTTTCGAATACGCGCGGTAATACACCCAATCTAACATTCGTCGGTGGTGTCTTGCGTGGATTTCTGGGGATGTTCCCATTGTGACCGGTAAGCGACGAACCACCATATTAAGGTTTGCGATAGCAGTGGGGTTTGGGACTAACCGTATAAGCGATCCTGTAAAATAATAATGCGACGGAGTGCCGGTTGCATCTTCCCATAAGGGCCAGTTCTGATCCAACCACTCACGGCTTTTCCGTATCAGGTAGTTGCTTTGCCCTGCTACCCTAGCTCGTAATATTTCGTACACCAGCGCCTGCGTAGAGTACGATGAAGTTCCGGATGCAAGCGTTATTTTGCAATATGCGTCAACGCCATCAACTTCTAAAAGATGTGCTCTCTCAGTTGCTTCCTGTTCGGCGTCTTCCGCGTACCCCCCCAGTTCGGTGTCACTCCATAAATACGGGGTTACCGTGTCATCAAGCACAGTCCTTGCAGTCGCTATAAGTTCAGTTTTTGTCATGATTCCTCTTGATGCGGTTCGCCATTACTGACGAACCGCAGTCATTGCTTAATCCTTCTGGAGTGCGAAAGGATCGAGTGCGACAGTTACATAGATAGTTGAACTGTTGGTCCGAGCATCAACGGCGATTTTGAGCGGCACAGTTGATGTAATCTTGGTTTTCCGGGTGGCAAGAGTCGCATTCATGGTCGCGGCGGTAATGGCAGCAGCGGCATCGGCTGCACCTATCGCAGCAGTGCCGACAGCAGTAGACCCGCTGGTAGCAGTTACGGTTGATGTGCATCCGGTTGCAGTTGACGGAGTGCAGTAAAAGCCGATAACAGTGTAATCAGCGTCAACCGGGATGTATACGGTTCCGGCTCCAGTACCTGCCGGAATGATGGTGTTAACAATTACTCTCATTTTGTACCTCTTTGAATTATCTCCCGGCGTTAACCGGGAGAGTTTTATTTAACATCAAGCCGGTGCCGAAACGTTGGTGAAAAGGCTGTGTGCTTTGCGATGCTTGCAACAAAGCTGGCCCATCCAACGAATAGAGGCGGTCCAAATATCCGGCTGAGTACGGTCGGCTTCCCACTTCGGCGTAGTGAAATCGAAATCCTTATGGGAAACGAACTCAAGCACGCGGGTATTGAAAGCCATGACGTAACTTGCAGTCTGGTTCAAATCCGCTACAACCGGAGCGCCGTCGAACAGGACGTTACTGAATCCTTTGGTTGCCAGTGCGCCGTCAGTGAAACGGACCTGAGTTTGCAGGGATGCTTCAAAACCGTCTTTTAGGGTTTGAGTGGTCACATACAGGTCGGGCATTCCCTCGTTGTTGGTGTCCACAATCGCCGGAAGGCGGATGGACTGAAAGCCCTTGAAGTTGCCAGTGGTGGCGGTAGCGGAACTGTTTGCTTTCCAGAGTGCAACGTCATCCTCTTTAATCCCGCCGTATGCGGTGGCGGTGACAGTGGAAAAAAGGGCAGCAGCACCGGCAAAACCTTGAACCCCGGCAACGACATCATTCAGGTAGATACCAGCACCCATCTTGCTTTTGATGGATTTGGTCATATTGCCGAATTTTGCAGCGGCCAGGTTAACGATAGCTGCATCGCCGTTGTTTTTTACGCGGTCCATCAGGTCGATGGTCTGTGCGCCGTAATAACCGCCCCAAGGGAAGTACGCCTTATTGTGGGTTTCGGTCTTGGTTGTCGGAATAACGGTGGAGTTGCCGTATACTCCAGTGTGTGCCGCGCCGTGCTCTAGCGGGCAATCGACATACAAACCGCCGTCGATGTTGCGTTTTCCTGCCATGAGTTTCATAAGCAGTACGTTGCTGGTGAAGAAAATGTCAGTCGGTTGCCCGAGGACATACGTTTCGGTTAGTGCATTGAGTTCGTCTATTGTAAAAGCCATTTTGTACCTCTTTTAGGTTGCCCGCATCGACTTGAGTTTTTCCATCATCGCTGCGGTTGCTTCCTGATTGTTTTTGAATGGTCTCGTGACCTGCGGAGTAGCCGCCGAACTTCCTTGTTTTCCAAGGACTTTCCCGGCTGATTCCGCGCCTTTTGCGAGTTTTGCGCCTTCTTCCTTCGCGGCGGCAATCTTCGCGTCATATTCTTTTCGAAGGTTTGCTTTATCCTGGTCGGCTTTGTACTTATGAAATGCGGTGTACTCATCGGCCAGAGGGTCAGCTTCCAGGTACGGAGCAAGCACCCCGCTCTGGATTACCTCTTCGTAGTCTGGATTTTGCTTGAGAAAAGCACCCTGGACATCAGCAACTCTTGCCTGCTGTTGCTGTTTGCTCATCTGGCTCATCACTTTCGCGGCTGTGAGGTTGCTGTTTATTTCCAGCGCTTTCCTCATGCCTTCGTGGATGTCCATGTCTCCGCTGTCCATTTTCGCGTAAATATCCGCAAGCATTTGATCTTCACTCGGGCCTGCCGGCGCTTTCGTCATTTCGTCGAATTTCGCCCGCAGTGCGCCAATCTCGCTGCTTTGTTTACCAATCATCGATTGACTGGCCTGGAGCATCTTTTCGAGCTTGGCTATGGTGTCTGGCTTGGCTTCTTGCTTGTCCTCTTTGGGGGCTTCCGCTTTTACCTCGACTTTTTCTTCTGGCACCTCTTGATTGTCCACGATTGGGTTCATCGGGATCGAGCCTGCCGGGGTCTTGTTCTCTTCCATTTTGTTTCCTTTACCGGGCCTTTCGGTTGTCCGGTTAGCGTGTCGATTGCTCGACTATGTTGTGAGTTTTGAGATAGCGGTTGTACTCGCTTCTCGTTTTGATTTTGTTCTTATCGCCGCTGCATTGGAGACATCCTAAAACTTCCGGGTGTCGCATCCATGGCGGCATGTCATCACCGAGTACCATTCCAGCCGAAAGAACCTTTTTAGCTACCCCGCCGCATTCGCACGGGACCGTATCGGGTTTTTCGGCCATCTTGAAGAATTGCTCTTGCTCTTTGCCGCAATCGCATGAATATTGATACAGAGGCATCCTAGAAGCCCCACATCTCAATTAGAAATTGACCGGCGGTATATGTCCCCGGAACAGCGCCAGCGCCAGCAGTTAGGTACATATATTTGTTCGCTGCCGGAAGAGCAGTAAGGGCAATCTGAGTTGCCGCTGCCGCCGCCCAGTTGCCGCCCTTGGTAAGCATTGCCACTTCAATTAAATCACCGACAGCGCCGTCAAATGCGCCCGTGCCTTCGGTAGCGGAGTACAGGTCAATATCAACAACACCGCCAGCCGGAGTTTCGAGACAGGTAATCTGGCCATAAAATAGAGTCCCGTTCTTGGCTGCGGTAATCTGGCCGATATGGGAAACACCGCTTGTCCCTATAATATCAAGATCGGTAGTGGATGAAGCTGCCCCGGTTAGGTCGATAATCATGGTTGTCTTGAAAATATCGCCCTGTTTCACAATGCTCGTTTTGTAAACCGTGCCTGTTCCGGCAAATCCAGCACCAGGAGTTAATGTCATCCCGGCAACAGCTTTTTGTGTCGCAACCCGCTTATCGCTAAGTGCTGCAAATGTCGGATCGGTATCCAGCGGTATAGTCGCGTCACTACCGCCTATTGATACAAGTTTGGTATCTGTGC